CCACACGATGACGTAACTCATTGGATAGGTAAACTATGACCCCACTTATGTGTCTTGCAGCAGCGGTCTTCTTTGAGGCTAGAGATCAGCCCTTAGAAGGCCAGAGGGCGGTAGCTGAGGTGGTGCTCAACCGTGTCGCTTCACCCCGTTGGCCTAACGAAGTCTGTGATGTGGTGTTCGAGCGTAAGCAGTTCTCTTTCACCCACGATGGAAAACATGATCGGTACTGGGAGCATATGGACAACGTGTATGATCGTCAGGCAGTACGGATAGCAGAAGCAGTTGCAATTTCTGCGCTAGATGGAGACAGAATAGGCTTTACGAGTACCCACTATCACGCTACCTATGTATCACCAAGTTGGTCGAATCACTATCACAGAGACGGTCAGATTGGGTCACACATCTTTTACACAGCCCCAGGGGGAAAATGAAATGAACCTTACACTTGAGCAACACCTGCGTGACATGGGCCTTATGGAGCCTACACAGATCGAAGAGATCGCAGCTGTTACCGATACCCGTCATGTCTACCTAGAGAAAGGATACTTTAATGACCCCCGCAATGGAAATGGAGAGGTGCCGTTCTGATGACTGAGCTTGAGAGAATTGACAAGGAGATAGAAAAGCAGGAAGAGGTAGTAAGACTTGCTGAGATAAGAGTCTACCACAAGGACAACTACGGCAGAGGCCCGTGGAACGAGTTGAGTAGGTTAAAGACTGAAAGAGAGTTAATACTAACTGGGGTTAAGTGGGAACACTTTGGCTCAGGTACGGTATTGATAGAGAATAAGTTTGTTTACGCTTTAAACTCTGAGAAGTGGAGAGTTAGGGGTAAGCAGAAGTGGTATTGGAGTAAAGGCGTAAAACACTTTGTTGAAAACTATGTAAGGGAGAAGGCTAATGACACAAATTACAGCTGAGTACATTCACCACTGTGGCAATGACCTAACGGTCGCCAATAGCGCCAGAGTAAGTTTCGCTAAAGAGAGTGAGATGGAAGACTATGCTTGGGGTCCACCTAAGCTCAAGTCTAAGGATGCCAAGCTGATCCGCTACCTTGCAAGAGAGAAGCACATCAGTCCATTCGGGCATTGCTTTGCTACCTTTAGAGTTAAGGCTCCGATCTTTGTAGCACGGCAACTTGTGAAGCATAAGTTCCTTCGTTGGAACGAAGTAAGTCGTCGATATGTTGATGATGAACCTGAGTTCTATGTGCCTGACGTATGGCGTGGTCGTAGTGCTGACAAGAAACAAGGGTCTGAGGGTGTTGTTGAGCCTGTTATTTATGGTAAAGTGGGTGGCACAACACCAACGGACTTTGCTTATGGAGACCTAAGCCTATACAAAATGCTACTGGAACAAGGTGTGGCTCCAGAGATGGCCCGTATGGTGCTTCCACAGTCTACTATGACTGAGTGGTACTGGTCAGGTAGTCTTGATGCCTTCGCTGACATGTGCCGCCTACGTTGTGCATCTGACACACAAGCAGAGACACAAGAGGTAGCATGGGCCATCAGTCTCAAGATGGAAGAGTTGTTCCCTGTGTCGTGGGGAGCACTGATGGATGAATGATCTGGTGAAGCGGCTGCGTAGCAGCACCCAATTCTATCACGCTGATAGTGAAAGGACAAGACGATGAGTGATCCAATCAAGATATTGGAGATAGAAGAGCATGAGGATGGCAGTGCAACAGTAAAGCTAGAGTGTGACCCCAAAACATTCGGTGCCATCTTTAACGTAGGTTTTGTGTCGCTAGTTAAGACTGGCCTATACTGGGAAACAAACGATGAAACCAAAACGGAGAGTACAAATGACTAACATTACACTAGATCAACGGTTGGCTATTGCTAAGGCTTACTTGGACGAAGACATCACGCTGCGTATGATTGCAGACTTAGCTGGTGTGCATCCTAATGACATATCTAAAATCTCACGGCAGGTTCTTGGGGACGATCACTTCAAGACCCGCTATAAGAAGGGTAAGAAGGAAACACCGCAAGGGTCTTTAGATGTATAAGTTAGGCAGCGAGTTAGACAACGAGAGAATGAAAACTAATCTAACTCAAAAACAACTGGAACAACTAGCAGAACTTATTACATTAGGTGAGTACAAAGACGGAACTTTGTTTATCAAGGATGTCAGAGGTGATGTCCATGGTAATGTTGAGGGTAATGTCTACGGCAGTGTCTACGGTAAGATCGCAGGAAAGTACTGGACTAGCTTGGCGTACAAGGAGGTAAAATATGCCTAAACTATATGACTTAGAACCAATGATAATGGATTGCTGGCGTGTATGTAATGACCTTGAGACAGTGTTCAAGCAGATAGGTGACGGTGAGCGTGAGCCTACCCATGATGAGATGATGAACACCTTGATGGGTATGCAGCAGCTATACGAGTGGAAGTTCGAGCAGTTGTTCTTCAAGTATGAGGAGTTGTGTCGTGATAAACAGTGAGTGGCGAAAGTTGATAGCAGAACAAGAGAACTTTAAAGGAACAGTAATGGCAGAACATACAGCAGACATCGTGCATGAACCTAAGCACTACGCCCGATGGAAAATCGAACCTATCACCTACATCATGCGTAACGGCTTTGAGTTCTGGCGTGGTAACATCATCAAGTATGCCAGTCGTGCGGGTTACAAGCCCTACGAGGGAATGAGTGATGTGCAGAGCGAGATCACAGACCTTGAGAAGGTTATCCGTTATGCCCAGATGCGTATCAATCAACTGGAAGGTAAAGACAAGCTATGACAAACCATGAGATACTAGATATGTGTCGTAAACTTGCTGGTCGATATAAGAACTCTCAAGAATATGACGATCTGGTCTCTACTGGTGTGGTAAAGTGTTTAGAGCTTCGTGCTCAGGGGGTCGAAAGACCCTCTACACTCTACTACAGGGCCAGAGAGGCTATGTTAGACTACATGAAGGTGGGTATGTCACAGATCAGCTACCCTAAAGGTAGGCACGGTCGTGATGCAGCTAAGAACGACGCCCACCACTTCATTGTTTTAGATGACGACGAAGAGGGTCTTGAGATTGAGTCAGCTGAGGATGTGTTTGGATCATACGAGGTAAAAAACATTCTACAGGTTCTTGGTGAACACCTTAGCGACAGCGAGAAACTAATGCTGATGGCTTTGTGGCGTAATAACAACAACATGAAGGCCACAGCTGAGGAGCTTGGTAAGTCTAAACAGGCTGTCGCACAGTTCATGTCACGCATCAGAAAGAAACTTGTAACAATTTGTGATGTTGACTAACGGCAAATTCAGACGTCATAGGTAAATGCAGTACTTAAGTTTAAACGTAAGTGTTTTTACTTATAAGTATATATAATAACTAATAGAGGAAACGTAAGTATGGCAAACATAGGTCACCAACCTTGTCCTTTTGTGTCGTGTGGATCAAGTGACGCATTTTGTTATGAAGATGTAATGAAAGTTGGTCATTGCAAGTCGTGTGATGGGAGTTACCCATCCGCAAAACAGAAGTTTGATTGGGCTAAAGATAAGTACCCAACAAAGAATGGGGATTACGAAATGAATGTGACAGCATTTACGACTAAACGTATAGAGAGCCAATCGGCTGGTCGTTATACAAGTATGCGTGGCATCCAAGAGTACACGATGCGTGAATATAACGTGATGACCTACGATGATCGTCAGGAGTATGTTTACCCCAGCGGGGGAATTAAAGTTCGTAATCTGGATCGGAAGGCTTTCTACGCTAAAGACGGTTTTAAGGGTGACGAGCTATTCGGCATGAACCTGTTTCCTGCTGGTTGTTCCAAGATGGTAACCATCACTGAGGGCGAACTAGACGCTCTCTCAGCAGCGCAAATGCTCAAGAGCCAGTACACCAACCCTGTCGTGTCTTTACCCTCTGCAACGCCCTCTAAGAAGCTCTGGGAGAACTGTAAGGAGTGGTTAGATAGCTTCGAGAAGATCATCCTGTCGGTTGATACAGATGATGCTGGGAACGCCTTAGCTGACCGTATGGCACGGCTATTCCCTAACAGGGTGTATCGGGTACAACACGGTGAGTACAAGGACGCTAACGACTTCTTACAGGCTGGTAAGGATAGAGAGTTTAAGAACCTGTGGTGGAAGCCAGTCAAGCACACACCAGAGAACATCTTGAATACGTCTGACGAGTTCCTGAAGCTGTACACAGAGACGCCTGAGCATACTTACTACCCCACAGGCATAC